CTTCTTCACTCAGACGATTGTTCTGGTCTATCTCAATCTTGAATGCTTCGAGAGTCGGAAGTTTATTGTAATCCGAAACAAATTTCGCAATCTCTTTGAACAGACCTTTGTAAACACCTTCGAAATAATCCGGCGCAATAAACGGAAGAACTTTACGCATGTATTCTTCATTAGTCAGTAAGTTCCTCAGAACTGTCTGTTCCAAATTGATATTCATTCTCTAGTTCCTCTATCATATCTTCGTGGACAAGCATTTCACCTGTCTTGTCATCACGAGCAATCATACTACCATCAGCAATAGATGTCTCGATTATTGAATTTAGTATTCTACCACAATATTCCTGTAATGTCAAGTCTTCCATTGTCAGGTCAGGGTCGGGGCTGAATACAACCTCAGAGTTGAAACTCAGGTATCCATTCTCATCTTCGGGGCCTTCACCCTCGAACTTGATGTTCCCGAAACGAATAATCGTCTCAGGGAACTCTTCAAGTATGCGAACATCCCAGTTCTTCTCATCATCTTCCTGTGGAATAATCTGATAGTGAACATCTTCACTCAGTTTGTCTAAGTCAATCATCGTCTCTCCAACCATACGGATACAACAATCACGATACCGACAATGAAAACCAGTCCTATGAAATCATTCATCGGCATCAACAATCTCATCCATGTCTACTTTTTGTGCGAGACCGATAGAGTATTGCGCTTTGATGAAGTCTGCGAAGTCTGTGTTCTCGAAGATGGGATTCCAAAATTCCTTTGTGAGCGTTTCTTTCTGACGAACTTTCGCCTCGTCACCAGCGACACTATACCAACCATTAGATGGCTTAACAACGTAACCACCAGCCAAAGCAACATCAAGGAGACCACTAAACTGCTGGACGCCACCTTCCCAAGAAACAGAGATAGGGATTTTACTTTTCTCTTTAACATAACGAGACTTCTCCACATTGATTACAAAGTGATAACCTTTGATTTCTGTGCCAACCTTATCTTGTTGACGACCCAGAATCCAGATGTTGTCAGCACTGTAGTAAATACCTGTGCCACCACCTACGATGTCTTTCGGGAAGAGACCAATCTCTTTGTATGTGTGGTTGACGGCCAGCATTGGAATGTTCTTCATAGTCAAGTATGGGGTTACCATACGGAACAAACCTTTCAATGCTTTAGCACGAGACATATCTGCAACCGACTTTTCATTGATTGCATCTTCGAGTTCTTTCTTAGATGCAAGGTTACCAATGGAGTCGATGACAACGATGACATTATCTTCTCGTGTCAGTTCCTCAAGTTGACCAATCAAGTCAAACTTGAGTTCCTCTACATTCGCAATCGGCGTATGCAGAACTCGGCTAGTGTCAATCCCGAACTGCTCGAAGTAAGATTGGGGTGAACCAAACTCACTATCATAAAAAAGCAGAACTGCATCTTTCTTCTCTCTCAGATATGCACCCGCCATGAGCAGGGCAAAAGAGGTCTTGAAGTGCTTACTTGGGCCTGCAAGGACTGTAAGTCCTGGCGTGACACCACCGTCAATACTACCAGATAGGGCAACGTTCACCATCGGAACATCTGTTTGCACCATATCTTTTTCAGTAAAGAATTTACTCTCCGACAGAATCTCCGTCGTTTTGATTTTCGAGTTCTTCTTCAGTTTGTCCATAATCGACATTGTTTGATTCCTCACGTTCATCTAATTCATATTGGTTACGATAATCATTGTTAATACTAACACATTTCTCAAGTAATGTCAAGTCTTTATCGAACATCGTGAATGCTTTTGTATCTTTGGGGAAACATGCTCCACCAAATCCGCGTTTGCCATCATAGCCTGGCACACGAGTGTGACCAACACCGATGCGTGGGTCGCGACCAATTGCATTGGCGATTGTAACAAAGTTACTACCAAACTTTTCGATTGAATCATACAATTGATTGAAGAAGGTAACCTTAGTTGCAAGGAATGAGTTTACACCATATTTGACAAATGCTGCCTCTGGGCCTGTCATGAATACGAACTCTCTTGCGGTGCAAAGACTAAATGCATCATAGATTGATGCCACTGCTTTACATGCGTCAGGGTGTCCACCAACGATGTGATACTCTGCATTGATGAACGCTTCTTTCGCACTAGACTCCGTAAGAAACTCAGGATTGACAGTAAGTCGTTTATAATCGTCTTCATACAAGGAGTTATACAAACGGTCAATGATATCGGGTGGGACAGTTGATTTGATAATAACACCACCCTCAGTATGTTCGATAAGTTTCAGGACTGCATCCTCAACAATTGATGCATCCACAAACCCACTTTCTGCCATTGGTGTAGGCGCACAGATAAACGTTATATGAGGGGCCCAATCTATCAGGTCATCAATCGTTGTATCATGTTTAGGGTCAACATAAAATTTTACAACATGGGGATGGGTGAATGCATAGTCAACTGCCTGGCCCACAAACCCATGACCCACAATACCAATTCTCAGTGGGCCTCTATCTTGATTCTCTTCAGTCATTAATTTACTCCGTAATATTCTTTATACCAACGAACAAATGCCTCAACACCTTGTTCGATATTCACAACGGGTTCGTAACCCAACTTTTTTAATTTACCCGTATCACTCCAAGTCTCTAGAGTGTCTGCTGGATGACGAGGCGCAAGGTTAATATCCGCCTCTCTTCCCAACTCTTTACTTATACACTTGATAAAGTGCATCAGTTCTACCTGTTTACCGCGACCAATGTTATAGATTTCATTAGTTGGTGTATCAGCAAACAAGATTGTTTTAATACCACTCACGATGTCACCGACATAGGTGAAGTCGCGTTTCATGTCACCATAGTTAAAAGCCTGAATCGTTTTACCCTTCACAATACTATCGGTGAACTGAAACAATGCCATGTCTGGGCGACCCCACGGGCCATATACGGTAAAGAACCGAAGACCCACATTGTTCAAACCAGAAATTTTGAACTGACATTCGTTGGTATACTTAGTATATGCATATGGATTCAACTGATGACCAGTCACTTGGTCTTCTACCCAACCTGTAGGTGGTATGGGTGTTCCCCCATATACAGAACTAGTTGAAGCATAGATGACCTTCTGCACATTATATAGTTTACACACCTCAATCAGGTTTTGTGTTCCGTCAATGTTATCTGCATGATACAAACGTTCTTTACCAACCGAATCTCTCACTCCAGCCCGCGCTGCAAGGTGGATAACGATATGAGGTTTGATTACATTAAATGCTTGGTCAAGGTCATCAAAGTCCTTGAGGTCACATTCATATACTTCATGTCCAAAGTATTCCACACGGTTCTTCTTGAGTGCAGGGTCATAGTATGTGTTATAGTTATCGAGTCCGATAACATCGAACCCATCTTCCAAAAGGGAATCCGCAAGGTGACTCGCGATGAACCCAGCACCCCCTGTTATTAGTATTCTCATTATCCGTTCCTATAAATGTATTCGAGAGCTCTGTCTGCTTCTTTATCTAGTGGTCGGTTTTCATACCAGTTACCAGTCTCACGGTCAAGTTCACCACACAGTTGAGATATCTGTGAGGCAGTGATGGGGTAACCTTTGGATATTGCGTTACCCGCAACCGCAACCATAATCTGATACATCTTGTGATACCAACCAGTCCCAGTGATAGACCGATACTCCTGTTCTAACTTCTTGGGAAAGAACGGACAGTCACGATATGATGTCCAACTATAGTCGGTGTTATCTAGGGAGTTCTTACGATGCTCCATCACTGCCTTCTGTAGTGCAGGCGGTAGTCTGTCCATAAAGGTCTTACCCTGTGTCTCAACATACGAGTGTTTGTTCATCAACATATCAGGGTCGAGTTTGACACCATCGTTGGTGAAGATAAAACTGTGTGCGTTGGGATACTGCGCGGGAACATAATACATACGCGACAGGTCTTTGGTCTGTTCGTCACCCAGACCCTTGAACTGTTTGTTCATTGCGAACCAGAAGTGCGGTAAGTCCTTAGACTCTACACATCGAGTGAGGGGGAAGACGAGTCGAAATTTGGGGTGGGACTCTGTGGAAGATGCGGTTGAATAACATACATAATAATATTGTCCAAACATTTCTCTAAGGTCGGACTCCAAGTCCTGTCGAGGGATGTAAGCGTCAACATCAAGACAAGCCCAACCACCCCAATACTCAACGTTCTTATTAGACCTTGTTCCCTCAGTAACATAACGAGCAGGACTAATGAGAGGAGAACTGTTACTACCACCTTTCTCACCTTTCTGATTTGATAAAGAATACAGCAATGACTCAAACTCATCCCATGTGTCGAACTCTTGGACACGATGAGTCTTGTTGTCAAACGTATTCTTGAATATAGTTAGAGAGTATTTCATTATGTAATAATACCACAATCAGGCAGTTTTGTCAATAGAATAATTCAAAGTCCCTTGCATATGCTTGTTCTACTAACGATTTCTCTGTGGCGGTCAGTTCTCTGGGTTCATATCTACCAACCATATCGTGACCTATTTTTGTATTAAAGTCCTTTTCAAACTCTTCGAGATTTTCAAATCGATAAATCTTATCAACATCTATCTTACCATTGCGTGTCACATAGTGTGATTGGTCAAAGATTATATATGGTGTATTAGTTTGGTGTCCCCACCCATTCGGTTCAATAATCGTTTCAAGAAAATGTTCTAGGTTTTTCCAGTGACCTCTGGTA